ACAAATGGGTAAGTGGTTACTATATGATAACTGCAATCCATCACCAAATAACAAAACTTAGACACAATGCGATATGCGAAATTTCTAAGGATTCATATTTGAACGATCTTGTTACCGTTACTGAAAATACACCAGCGCCCGCAACAGAACAGCCAGCAGCAAACCCGCCTAAAAATACGCCGGCACCAACAGCAGCCGCGCCAACCAGCTAAATAGATCGATGGAGTAATTTGTATTATGATGGATAACAGAACAACTAATAACGTTGGTCAGTTTTACTGGTGGTTCGGCGTGGTAGAAGACCGCGACGACCCTTTACGCATGGGTAGATGCCGTGTTCGTATCATGGGTTATCATATAGACAGTAAAGAAATACTACCCACAGAAGATTTGCCGTGGGCATTTCCAATTATGCCCGCAAATAACCCATCTATATCAGGCACTGGCACTTCATCCAATGGTGTCGTTACTGGTACTTGGGTAGTAGGCTTCTTCGCTGATGGGTCTGACGGTCAACACCCAATGTTCTTCGGCACAGTTGGTGCTGTTCCCGGTGGACCATACGGTGACCCCTGCGCACCCGCGGGTGGCAATTCAGCAAGTGATGCTGGCGGCGAGATAGGCACATTCACTCAGCCAAGCGGCAATGCAAAGTCCTTAGAAGAGTATTTGGAAAAGTTCCTCGACACAAATGGCGCCCAATTGTCTAATTGGGGTCCTATGGCCAAAGCTGCTATTATGGCGCAGTGTGCCCATGAAACCGGAAACTTTGTTTACTTGAAAGAATACGGCCCAGAAAGTTACTTCACGAAATATGACCCCGGTAATCATAAAGATGCTAGAGCTATGGGAAATACGCAGGTAGGCGATGGTGCAAAGTATAAGGGTAGAGGATATATTCAATTAACCTGGAAAAATAACTATATCAAAGCCGGACAAGATATCCGAAAAGATTTACAGAATAATCCGCAACTTGCTGAAACTAAAGAGATTGCAGCAATGCTTGTAATATGGTTCTTTCTACGCGGTAATGCAAGAACAATAGGTCCTAATAACAAATGGGCGGACGTTACGGCAGTTACCCGAAAAGTTAATGGTGGAACAAAAGGACTAGATGATAGAAAAGCAAAGTTTGAACACTATAAAAAGAAGTATGGAATAGCATAATGTCATTATTACAAGCAACAAGTCTTATTACCTCTGGCGTAAAGTCATTAAAGACTGGTAAACTGCCTGACCTCGCATCTACTGTTAATGCGCTATCTTCTGCGGGTGTTTTATCTAAAGATGAAGCCAAAGTTGTAAAAGCTGGCTTGTCTTTGGCAAACACGGTTGCACCAGGAACTTCTACAAATTTATCTATTGTTACAAATAGTCTTGCAACAGTTGGAATTTTAACTAAGACAGAAGCGACGACTTTAACTAAACAGATAAACGTATCTTCTTCGTCACTATCAAGTAATATAACTAGTAATGTGAATAAACTACTGGGAACTCTAACTAAGTCTGGGGTTATTGATGCCAATACATCAAAGTTATTATCAAGCGGCATAAGCATTCTAACATCTGCATCCAATGGCAACGTCAACGGGGTAATTACTGGCTCATTAAAATTGGCGGGTGTTTCACCAAGTGTGGAAAAAGCTGCAAGTCAGATTATGCAGGCTGTTCCAACTACGATTGAAACTTCCAAAGCTAGTTCTGGATATCAGACAACTACTACTATTTTACCAGATATCGGTTCACCTGGCATTTTAACTAAAGATGATTGTGTTAAATTGCTTACTGCTTGCCAGATGGCAATACATAAAAAATATGTAGTAAATGGTAAGCGTAATAACTGGCGCAAGGTCCATAATCGTGGTGAGTATGGTGCATATAGAATGTCCGTCTCACAATTGATAGATATTGATTTTCTAAAGCCAGAAATTCAAGAGTGGGCAGAAGAATGCATTCATTCTCGCCCCACTGGTCCTGGTGCGGCAGAAAGAGTTAAGACTTATGCCGAAGCAGTTCAAGAAACAAATGGCGACTATGATTTTGCTCCATTCAAGCGTGAAGCGGCAAACAATCTTCAATACTTCTTCCTGTATAATCCTATCCCTCTAGACCATGTTGCTGCCGTAAGAAGTATGATTACATTCATTACTTCCGAAGAGATGCAGGACAAAGCGGCATATTATTATTTGAAGAAAGCATATGCCGATCTAAGTAATGCAAAGATTGTAAACGAGCAAACGCCAAAAACTACAATTGCAGGTCTACTGTCAATTGCATTATGTGCTAAACTTGATGATGCTATTAGATTTTCTCAAGGTGTTATTAAGACTAATGCTGATGGTATTTCATCGAAGTATTGGTATGATACTGGTTGGAATGCTCTCGCCGAAACTCCTAAGGCCACTAATAGCGATACACCTTTACTGAAAGAAGGTGTTCGTTCGCCTACTACTGAAATTAGCACCAAGGCCCTGATTGAAACTGCTAAAGACTTAGCGGACGTTATGTCTGGTAAGAACATCAACGGTGTCGTTTCGGGTCTTGTCAAAAATGGTATACTGCCAGCAGATGTTGGTGGAATCGTTGAAGCTGGTCTTGGTATCGCAGCCTCTGTAATAAAAGACAAACTGGCAGAAATCGACAAGGCTAAAGATGCGCTGCTAAAAGCATCCAGTGTTTTGCCAGCAGGCGCAAGTTCATCACTAAGATCTATTTCATCCATTTCATCTAAAGTAAATGGTGTAACAAGTAAAGTTCCCTCTATTAGTAGTGTTGCAGCTAAAGCGAATGTTGCGACGGCGACATCTAAAATTTCGGCGGCTTCTAATGTAACATCTTTAGCTAAAAAGATAACAGCCATTGCAGGCGATATTGAAAATACAGCAACAACGGCGGTAGGTTCAGCATTAGGTTCGGTGGGTGCAAGCGGTAAAGTAGACCCGGCTTCGTTAAGTTTTATTGGCGAATCTCTGAAATCTGGATTTGGTCTTGCTAATGATCCGCAGACGGCAGTGGTTAACGAATTGAATAGAAGAGGTATGTGTCCTCCGGGGTCAACTGCGCTTCTTCGTGCCTCAATCGATGGGGTAACTGACCCGGCTAAGATTTCAGATTTGATTGCGGCCGAAACGAATAAAATGGGTAATGTAGGCGCGGCAATTCCAGCACTTAATACCAAGATTATTGAACAGACTGGTGCCAAACAAGGTCTGGTGAATAAGTTTGAGGAAGCAAAAGCCGCAGCAATTAGTGCTATTGGTGTATCAAAGCCAGAACTTACCGCTATAGTCAGTAGTGCTGGTTCAGCATCGATGGAATCTCTTCAAAAGCAGGCCACCCAAGCGGCTGATAATATATTGAATACCACAACAACTGCCGTCTCTGGTCTAGATCTTGCCAACAATCTAACTTCTGTTACAGCGGGTGCTGCGGACCCGGCAAGTGCGGCGGCTGCGCTCGGTGCATCTGCGGTATCAAACGTAACTGGTTCCGCATCCGCTGCAACCGATGCGGTTTCTGGTATTGCTGGTAACTCACAAGGTGCTCTTAACTCCGCAACAGGTAACGTTACAAATGCACTATCAAATGCAGCATCAAACGTTTCAGGAATGTTGAACGGTTCTTCACCCACATCTACCGAAAAGCCAGCAGAAGGACAAATCGTTTCGTCATTCTTACCGGTATCACCTGCTTCTGTTCCACCAACTCCTCAAACGGGTGCGGCATCCGCAGATGCAGTTCCTGCACTACCCTCTACACAAATTGCGGCCGCGGTAGGAGGACCAACGCAGGCTTCTTCACCACCGGTTGATCCTAATCCGATGAAGACTACATACGGTTCTGTGGAAGTCTCATACCAATGGACAGCATCTAATGGTGTTGTTACGCTATCTGCTAAGGGTTCACCAATTGCATCTGTAAACTTAATTGATAAGACAGATACTAAAACTCCACAATATGAAACATTGATTGCAGCAATAGATGGTGCAATTAAGCAAGAGCGTATCAATAATTATAAACCAAGAGTTCCTAAAACGTTTGAGCAAAATATCGGAAAGGCTCTTTATCCGCAAAATAGCGGTGCGCTGCCACTGACAGAGATTCCGATAATTGCTACAGTTATTCCGTTTATGAGTGACCACGCAATAAAGGTCGATGGATTAAAACCGATAAACTATCAAGCAGATAGAACAAAATACATCATACCTCTTAACAGACCAGAGGGCACAGAAAGTATTGATGCTCAATTAACTCGCGAAATTGAATATACGCAGCGAGACATTGCGGAATTAAATCAAGAAGTTGCTGGCGACCCAACTGGCTCGACTGCTAAGTGGGATCTTCCTACCGCAGAGGCATGGCTGGATGTTCTTAATGCCCTAAAGAGAGAGCAAAAAAACATTATCTTTAACTATAACAAATGGGTTAAAGATATTAATAATCCTCCCCTTGGACCGGATACTCCAGTATCAACGGATTTAGCCTCTGCTAAGGTAGGAATTGTAGGCGAATATACTTCAAAGCTAGAAAAAGTCAAAAAGACATTTTCGAATAATACTCCGGTAGCTTCACAGGGCGCAAGTAAAGCGGGTGAAGATGGTTCTACAACAACTGTTGTCACAGAAAAATACGGCGATGGTTCAATTGTCAAGACTACAATCGTAGAAGACCAAAAGGGTTTTGCGACTTCACAAAAAGAAGTGACGAGAGTTGCTCCTCCAATTGCTTCTCCTGCACCAAGCACTAATCCTTCTGTTGCGGATGCTATCCAACATCCCGCGCATGATGACCCCAATCAAACAGTGACGCAGGCCCCACCCAACGTAGCTAGTATTCCAGTGTCTAATCCTACAAATAATGGTTTTGGCGATCCTCTCGGACAATATCCAAAAGCAAGTCTTGGCGGTAAACCAGATATCAATCCACTAGCCGTAGGTGTAAACTCTCCTCATATTCAAAATGACCCAGCCTCACAGGGTGCAAAACAAGAAACTCTGGGCATAGGTTCTTCGCCCGCGGCAAAGAATGCTGTTCGTAAGAAAGACGTTCCCAAAGCGGGTAGACATGGTGGGTCTTGGTCGCAGCCAGAAACTCCGTATGCAGCAAGATATCCTTACAATAAAGTTACTGCATCGGAATCAGGTCACGTTACAGAAATTGATGATACACCAGGCGCAGAAAGAATTCACACTGCCCATAAGTCTGGTACATTCCAAGAAATTGGACCTAACGGCACCCAAGTGACTCGTATCGTTGGTGATAATTATACTATCATCGATAGTAACGGATATATTCTAATCGAAGGCCGAGCTAACGTTCACGTTGCTGGTGAATGTAATGTTATGATTATGGGTGATGCTAATCTTACTATGAATGGCAAAGTTAATATGGATGTCCATAACGACTTCAATCTAAACGTTGCTGGTCACTTTGGCTTATCAGTTGGTGGTGGTATCTTCATTCGCAACGATGGCGTATTCTCGCACGATAACAAGGGCGATATGCAAATTCACGGGGCAGGCAACTTTAACTCTACCATTGACGGAACACATAACTTGACTGCCAGTGGTTATAAGGTAACGTCTAAGGGCGACTATCATGTTAAGGTAGCGGGTGTTTCTTATCATACGTCTGTTGGTAATATCAATCAAGACACAGACGGCTCAATTCTCAATAAGGCCGCAGCAACAATCGATAGTAAATCCGGAACACATACAAACATTGAATCTCTTGGCAATACTAATATCAAGTCCGCGGGTTCTGTCAATTCGGAATCGATTGCATCTACCAACATCAAGTCTGCGAATGTTATTAACGCGGAAGCTGCCGACTCTATCAATGTGAAGTCTGCGAATGCCGTAAATGTCAACTCTGCGGCAGCAACCAACGTCAAGTCTGGTGCAGCGGTGAATGTCGAGGGTGCAGGTAATATCAGCCTCAAGGCACCGAAGGTTCTGTCATCGAATCTAAATGCCCCGTTGATTGATGTAACAACTGTAAACGTAACCACATTGAATGCGGGAACAACTAATCTCAAGGGTACACATAATACACCCGACGATACAACCAATATCAAGGGCACCACATCGGCATCGGTTGCAACACCCGCTGCGGCATCTACCGCGGGCAATGCTAACTCGGCTGATCCGGCAAGTGAAGCAGCCGGCGCCAAGATTGCAACTCTAGCTAATCCAATTCCAGTCGAGAAGCCGGTATCAGTCTCAGCATCTCCGATTGTCGCGGGTATAAGTGGTAATCAGACCAACGGCGCAGGCGGAAATAGCTTACCGATAAACTCTGCTGGCGGCGGCCAGTTTGATGTCAGAGATTTCGAAAAAGAAAATCCAGTAACACACGGATAAAAACATGACAGACACTACGAATAGTAATCCACCCACTGCAAATACTTCTACTGGCGAAAATCCTACGCCCGCGGAAACGCCACCAACTACAGAAAGTAGCACTAATCCGTGTGATTTGGGTAACGGCAGTCCAAGTTTCGTCGATGGGGAAGGGGGTTCTCCAGCATCAACTGCTCCTGGCACACCTGTTCCGCCAGCTGCTGGATTGAAACCTACGAACAAAGAATATATTACAAATCAGCCTTTACCAGCAATACCTACAAATATCAACTTTAACAATGCAGCTAGAAGCATTAGGTTATCTCACTATTTTACATTGCATGATGTTCTTCATCCGGCACTTGGTGCACCAGGAATTCCTATGGGCGGCAAAACTGCAGGCGGAAGAAGATGGACAGCATATCAAATAGTGCAAAATCTCCGAGACTTGTGTGTTCTTTGCTTAGATCCTATTAAGCACCGCTACAGAAATGTTTTGATAACTTCTACATTTAGAGGGGACAGTAACGGCTCTTCACATAATGTTGGTTGGGCAGCCGATATGCAGTTCGCCGCTCACGGTAAATCCATGGGTTCATTAATCAGTGTTGCCAATGATGTTGCTAGATTGGGAATACCATACGACCAATTACTGTATGAATATGCCCCTGGTAGATGTAAGGGCACATGGTTGCATGTGGGACTTAGAAGACCGGCAACATTAGAAGTTAGAAATCAGGCACAAAGTTTTTATAAGGACAAAGGTTATGGTAGAATAGGACAATTTGATCAAATGCCTGGTCTCAGATAATAACTTTTCGTATAAATACACTTATGGCTACTAAACTATTAAACAGAATATATTCGGACTTCGATCTTTCATTCGCAGCTAATCCTGTGACGGGGGACCTGGCAAAAAAATATGATGTCAATGCAGTAAAGCAGTCCCTTAAAACTCTTATCCTGACCAGATTTTATGAGAGACCTTTTCAACCAAAATTAGGTTCTCCTATCTATGCTATGCTATTCGATAATATTGATGTGATATCTGCTAATAGATTGCAATTAGAGTTGGAACTTTTAATATCTAAGTATGAGCCTAGAGTATTGACGCAAAATATTGAAGTAATTCCAGAATATGATTTAAATGCATTTAGAGTGGATTTAACTTTTCAAGTAATAGGCGTCGAAGGACCAGTAACATTTTCAACTATTCTAAAAAGAAGTAGATAATATGGCACAATTAAATGTCACCGAACTAGATTTCTTCGGCATCAGACAAAATCTAAAAACTTATCTCGAAGCCCAACAAGAATTTTCGGACTACAACTTTGATGGTTCTGGTTTATCTGTATTGATAGATTTACTGGCATACAACACTCACTATAATGCTACACTTGCACATTTACTTTCCAATGAAATGTTCATCGATAGCGCAATTAAGCGCGGTTCAGTTGTATCGATTGCCAAGTCTTTAGGCTATACTCCACGTTCTATCATATCTTCTAAGATAGATGCAACTATTACCATCACACCTGCACCATCATACACTAATAATACGTTAACACTAAGTAAGTCTATAGGATTTTCTGGTGCCGGATTAGATGGTGGTAGTTATGTTTTTTATTCTACTCAAGATGTTACCGCACAGAAAAGTGACGGTGTATTCACATTCAATGTGACCCTAGTTGAAGGTAAGCCAACTACGAATAGTTTTGTCGTGGCATCTGATACATTATCTGGACCGTTTGAACTTCTAAACGGAAACGTCGATACGTCCACCATCAAAGTTCTAATTCAAAAGTCATCTTCCGAGTTAGAATACGCCACATTTACTAAGAGCGAAAACATCTTATCTGTTACAGAGGAATCACGAGTATTTTTCGTCGAAGAAAATTCATACGGAATAACTGAAATTAGATTTGGTGATAATGTTCTAGGGCAGGCGTTGGTACAGGGTAATATTGTTACCGTGGAATACATGGTAAGTGCTGGCATTTTAGCAAATGGTATTAGCGGAGTTGCAACAAAAAATATTATAACTGGAACAGGTGAAACTGTTACTGTCTCCGGCACACGGTCATACGGCGGCGCAGACGCACAGACAACAGATTCTATTCGTTTCATCGCACCTAAATTCAATGCGACAAAGAATAGAGCGGTAACTACCGATGATTATACGGCATTGATTGAGAGTCAATACGGAAATATCAACTCTATCACTGTATGGGGTGGCGAAGATAATGACCCTCCGATCTATGGCAGAGTGTTTGTTTCCATTGAGCCGCTACCAAATAGTATCATCACAGAAACGGATAAGACAGCGATTGCCCGTGATATTATTAAGCCTAGAGGCGTAGTGGGAATTCAACCGGTATTTGTTGACCCGACGTATCTTTATGTTAGCTTTAATATTACATCAAGATATCTCAAAAAATCCACATCGGCCAGTGCGGCTACAATAGAAGACACGATGAGAAGCTATTTGTCTAGTTACTTTATCAACACGACATCAAAGGTTAAGAAGAATTTCTATTATTCGGAACTACTAGAACTACTTAATTCGGTATCTCCGTCGATTTATTCTACCAATATCGAATTAAGTCTACATCGTGCATTTGAGCCATTTGTGGGAGAAAACAATAGAATTGTATTTAATTACAATACTGCCATTGCTCCTAACACAGTAAGGTCAAATACATTCACTACAACACTTGCTTCAGGTAAATCTGTCAACTGTTATCTACGTGATAGTTATACAGAAGATTTAACGGTTGGTAATTTAGATTTATATGCAGACACAGATGTTCTATTATCATCTGGCGTAGGAACAATTGATTACACAACTGGTAAAATTAGTATTCCTAGTTTGTATATTTCATCTGTTGTTAATGATTTGTATCTAAGAGTTTACATTAAACCACAGAGTTCATCGCCAGATGTAATTCTTGTGCCAGTGAATGAAAATGAGAGATACACATTTGCAACCACACCTGCGGTAAATAGTAGTTTGGTGTTAGCACAAGACAACTCTACCAAAGTGGCTGAACGTAATTATATCTCTGGCACAACAATCAATATAATCGGAACTTAATACATGTCGGATTTCAAAAATTCTCTGGCATATTTGATTGCAAATCAAGTTCCAGATTATGTCAGAGCCGAATTTCCTCAGTTCGTTCTTTTTCTAGAAAAATACTACGAGTTTCTAGATCAGGACGGAGAGGTAAATAATGTCCTATTGAATGCTGCTTCGTTTTTGGATATCAATACTACTTTAGATGAATTTCTACCTTCGTTTAGAGCGCAATATCTCCAGATGTTTCCGCAGGATTCTCTGGTTGAGGATCGCCGTCTTATAAAATTTATTAGAGAGTTTTATGAAGCTAAGGGGTCGGAAGAAAGTATCCTATTCATCTTCAAAACTTTCTTCAATGAACATGTTGATATCATCTATCCGTCAACTTATGTCTTGAAGCCATCCGATGGTGTTTGGATTAACCGTGAAAAAATGCGTATCACAACAGATGATACTATTTCTCTTGATCCTTTTCAACTCAAGGGCAAAAGAGCCCAGATTTATTCCTACGTTGATATAGGTAGCGTTTCCACTTTTGAGACGCATAGTATTACCGTGGACGAAGTAACTAGGTTAGCATACTCTACTGTTCCGACTTATGAACTTTTTGTTAAGCATGAAGAAAACGATTCTATCACTCTTTCAGGCGCGGGCGCAAATGCCAGGCCATTGGTCGTTGGTGGCGAAATAAAAGCGATAACTGGCGACCCACTGTTTAGTTCCAATTATTTTGACCCAGCTGAAAACTTTGACATATATGCCAGGATTTTAATTCCCGGGCATGGATACACGACAGGTGATTGTGTAGTCTATGATCCCATGGAAGGAACATCTATTGGCGGATTAATTTCTTACAGACAATATTTCATTAAAGCTATCGATAGCAATTTTATTCAAATATATCCGGATAAAATTTCACTACAACAAGTATCTAATAAGAAGTTTTTCACGAGTGGCGATGTAAACACCACGAACAACACTATTACTATGACTGCGCATGGTTATATTACTGGTGATATGATTGTATATCGTGCGGATTCTACCGCAGTTGGCGGCCTTCAGGATTCCGCTGTTTATTATGTTATTAAAATTGATAACAATACAATCAAACTTGCAGAATCTTTAATCGATAGTGATCCGAGATACTGCTTAGATGACACATATTTTGCAGAAGATTATGTAACTATTACATCTTATAATGAATTGGACCTTACCTCAGCGGGTGTTGGTAATTATCATGTAATATCTAAAGAATACTTCATCAATTTTACTTCTGCTGGCACAGGAGTGCAACAGCGTTTCATTGATGCAATGGACGCATTCGGGAGTGGCTACAAAGCAATCCCGACTGTCGAATTCATTTCGAATAACGGCGGGTCAGGTGCAACTGCACAAGCGCATCTAAATGATACCGGAGGCATCGAATATGTTTCGATGCTATCAAACGGCATAGGATATGAAGTAGAATCTACTATTGTATCGTTTAGCACTGATACCATACGTTCTTTTGTTTATATCGATGGGCTTAACAATAAGTATGGTTATGTTTCTCGTAGCATTACAGACACTGTGGGCATCGTCAGTGTTTCGGGTACGCCAAATTATGGCTTCTTACCTGGCGAAGTATACTCAATTTCTGAAAGCGGTTCTACTGGTCAATATGTATTCAGTTTCCCCGATACTTCTCTAAATTATTTTGCTGGGGATTATGTCAAGTTTGGCGTGGATAATAGAGCAAGTGTTATTATTGATGCTGTTGATGCACAAGGAAAACCTACGAAGATAAGAATCTTCTCAACCGGCAGCGGATTTGAGGCAGAGACATTTACGTCTACGATAACATCGTCATCGGGGTCGAACTGTGTCTTGCAATTTACTACTGGCGCGATAACTTCAATTCAAGAAGGATTCCAGAATCGCCAAGGTATGTTGTCAGATGTTAACCACCTACAAGACAACTATTATTACCAAAACTATTCATATGTTCTTCGTTCCAAGGTGCCATCTGTCAACTGGATGACAATGGTTAAGGATACTGTCCATCCAGCAGGCATGGCCGTATTCAGTGAACTATTGGTTCGTAATACTCTAGAACTAGGCGCATCGTTTGAAGTCGCTCGTCAACCAATTCACTTCTATGAATTCCCAGTTGAAAATCTTCATGCGGTCGAAACTCTTGGTATTGATTACGATATCGCAGTAGAGTTTATGAAGATACTTGATGATACATATCTTGCTACCGATGAGCATGTATCACATGTCGGTAAGACATTATCCGATGTGAGTAACGGGTTCACAGAACAAGTGATCAATAATGTTGGTAAGAGCGTAGTAGATACTTCGATAACCAGTGATGCTATCGATACTGTGGGTGTCGGTAAAACACTGCTGGATATTTCACTCGCAACAGACGACATATATTTCGGCTTTATGCGAACTGTTAGCGAATCCACAATGGGAATGGCGGATAGTTCGGTATCTCACTTCTACAAATATCTTGATAAAACAGTTGATACCGCAGCGCCATATATCCTGGATGATTATTTTGCCGAAGATTTTATCACAGAGGCGGATATCATTCTATCTGCAATCGATAATGCATCAATCAAAGTTGCTAAAGGTCTAACAGAAACAGTATCTTCAGGTGATAGTATTCCATATATGGTCATCACAAAGATTATCAATGACACCATAACTGTAACCGAAAACATCAACTCCATTGATCCAACATACACAATTCCGTATGACGATCCTAGAGCCACCGATATTTTAGAGGCATCATTTACAAAAACATTGACTGATGGCGTTTTCGTCTCTGACAATAATTCATTATCGGTAAATAAGGCGGCTAGCGATAGTTTACCGAACGGTGTCAACGAAAATCTGGAAATGGATGTTCCTGGTAAATCAGCATTAGATACCATGCATACCATGGAAGATGTTTCAGCCACTATTGGTAAAAATCTAGTAGAAACTCCGATAACTAGTGATTCCGGTAGTATAAATATACAAGATTATTGGTCAGAAAATTATGCTGCCGCCACATATGTCGGCACAGAATATTCATTTTAACGCAAGAAGAAGGTATAATTATCCATGCTTAATAAAGATTTTTTCAGTGCAAAAGGCGCCCTTTCAATCGTCGTAACAGATGACAATGGTAACCTTAAGCAAGAACTAAACGTAACTAATCTCGTTGTTGATACTGGCCTTGCCTATATCGCCTCGCGTATGAAGGATGCAACTGCTACCGCAATGTCGCACATGGCAATCGGTTCTGGTACAACAGACCCTGCTGCAGGTGACACCGCGCTAGAAACACAGCTGGGCCGTGTTGCCCTAGAATCTACAACCGTAACTAACAACTCGGTTGCATATGTTGCTTCATTCCCAGCTGGTACCGGAACCGGTGCAGTTACAGAAGCTGGCATTCTAAATGCAGCATCCGGCGGCACAATGCTTTGCCGCACCGAGTTTGCTGTCATCAACAAGGCCGCAGGTGACTCGATGACAATCACTTGGACGGTTACTGTAGAATAATAGGCTATAGCCCGTGACAATACTTTTAAGAACACTGGCCAGAAACGAACTTGCAAGAGGCTTCTATCGCGATATAGCGAATGAGAACGATTTCTTTTACATGTTCGTCGGTAAAACTACCGAGTGGCCAGTGGTCGGCACACCAGAAACCCCTCTTGATACGGAGAGCTATAATAGCCGAACACATAGAAATATGATGTTTGTCAAACGTGTCCGATCTTCGGATGCGGTTATGATGATTCGCCGTATCGATTGGGTTGCTGGCACAGTTTACGATCACTACGAAGATGTTGATGATTTATCAGCAAAAGATTTTTATGTTCTGACCGACGATATGAGAGTATATAAATGTTTGAACAATAATGATGGTGCGCCAAGTTTTAATAAACCCAATAGCACGGATGTCACAAATGCGTTCATACTTCCAGATGGGTATGTATGGAAATACATGTTTAGAGTGGAAGCATCTGACCAATTAAAGTTTCTTATGCCAGATTTTATTCCAGTTCGTAAGATGGCTGGGGTGGGTGTTCCATTATTTGACATCAATGGTGAAATCGATGATATCACTGTGACATCAGGCGGAGCAGGATATGATTCTGGGGATTTACCCACGATACTCATTCATGGTGACGGCGTAGGAGCCACGGCAGTACCCGTTGTCACGGGCGATGAAATTACAGACATTACTATTACCAATCAGGGGTATGGTTATTCATTTGCATATATTGAAATCGTAGATAATGGAACTGGAGCAGGTGCAACCGCAGATGTATCTTTAGGTAGTATTCCAGTTTCTCTGATTCAAGAAAGTATTGAGGCCGCCGCTGTTCCTGGAACAGTAGATAGAATTAATTTACTGGAAATTGGCCAGAATTATTCACCCGGTGACGTTCTAGTTACAATAACGGGTGATGGAACAGGTGCAGAAGCAGTTGCTTTTGTAAACGAATTGGGTAGAATAGAGCGGGTTGATGTTACGAATCCTGGCACGGGATATACTTTCGCAGAAGTATCGTTTAACAACATTTTAGGATTTGGTTCCGGTGCAACAGCCACGGCTACTGTGTCTCCATTTTATGGACATGGCGCAAATCCAGTGAAAGAACTTTTTGCCAAAACAGTATGTCTTTCAGTGAATTTAACAAACGATACCACAGACTACTTCTTCAATAATGATTATCGTCAACTTGGTATTGTTAAAAATCCACTGAATGGTGAGATGTCAAATTTTATGGCAGATACCGGCACCACTTGTTATGCAGTCACAGTCAATGATACTACGGCATATTCAAACGATGATGCTATTTCGACCGCCGGCGGCGGAAGATTTATTGTGGCACAAATTAAGGAAGCCACTAATGAGGTGTATCTTCTTCCCGTAATTCCTGTCATTACAGAGACTTCCGTTCTTACAAATAATAGAACTGGCGTTACTGGATTGACTATAAATAGTCTAACTGAACCTGATGTTATTAATACTACCGGCGAAATTCTTTATATTGAAAATCGTCTTCCTATTAATAGACAAGCAGATCAAGTAGAAAAGATTAGAACAGTTATTAACTTTTAAGAGAGAAGTTACACATGGCATTGGACTTAAATGTATCCCCGTATTATGATGACGCTGCGGATGCGATTGCAAATAATTATAATAGAATTCTGTTCAAGCCAGGTTATGCTGTTCAGGCAAGAGAACTAACGCAACTTCAATCTATTCTTCAAGACCAGGTTGGAAAATTTGGTAACCATGTTTTTAAAAATGGTTCTGTAGTTGCAGGCTGCGAGTTCAAACTTGACACTGCACGAGATTTCATCAAAGTTCTTGACGAAGATGCTTCTGGATTTTTGATTGAAAATATTGAAGATTACGTTGGTGCCAAAGTTATTGGTCTAACATCATCGATACAAGCCGAAATTATCCATGCCATCGGCGGGTCGGAAGCCGACTCACCAAATCTTAATACACTTTATTTGAGATATCTTACGGGCGATGGTTCTACAGATGCGGTTCACTTTTCCCCAAGTGAAACACTTCGCGTAATCGAATCTGAAACCGGTGACCTGCAAGTTGCCGACACATTTGTAGTAGACAATACTTTTGAAGAAGGTAATTACTATTATGGTAGAGGATCATTCGTAACTCTAGATAATGGTATTATTTTCCTAGACGGTAAGTTTCTTCCTTTTACTAAAACCACTCTTGAACTACTAAAATATAATGCATATCCATATTTTAGAATTGGTTTTGAGATTGTAGAAAGTATCGTCACTCATGAAACTGACCCTAATCTTTTAGATCCAGCACAAGGCACATTCAACTACGCAGCGCCTGGTGCCGACAGATATGTGACTACTGCTTCTCTGGTAAAATATGCACTAGATGAAACTCCTTCAGATGACTTCTCAGAATATTTAACGATTGTCGCTGGTGCGTTACAAAATGTTATGAGCGAAGACCGAGTTTATGCCGACCTTGGCCGTAATCTTGCAAAGCGCACTTACGACGAATCTGGCAACTATACTGTAAAAGCGTTCCCTATTTTAATCAAAGAACATCTTGACACTGGAAGCAACAACGGTCTAATACCATATGATGCAGGAAATCCGGCAGCAGGCGGCGATGAGACACTTCTCGCAATTGGTATTGAAGCGGGTAAAGCATACGTTCGTGGTTATGCATACGAAACTAGACAGACAGAATATATTGTTGTCCCTAAAGGTAATACAACAAAAGTCATTAACGAAGTTCCTATTTCTACTGCATTTGGTAACTACATTTTAGTTGACAACTTCTGCGGTAACTGGGATATCGCAGCGGGTGATACTGTATCGCTTCGTGGTACCGCAGCGAATGCAATTGGTACTTCTGATTCCCCGACTGGTGGCACACAATCTCTCACTGGAGCACCCGGTTCGCAAATCGGTACAGCTAGAGTTCGCCATATTGTTCATGAGGCTGGTACACCTGGTGTATATGACACCCAGTATCGTATGTATCTCTACGATATTCAAATGGCATCTTCATACAACTTCGAAAATGTTGAGGGCGTTTACTACGATACCACTGCCGATGGACACGCGAACGTTGTTCTCGTAGATAGTAAAGCATACCTATACGAGAGTAAGTTCAACAGCCTTCTTTTCAAGTTTCCTGCTAGAGCATTGAAGACTACAAATCCTGTTTCAGTTGACAATAGTTTTGTCTACAACAAACAGTTTGATGACACTATTGATAGCAGTAACACCATTACATTCTCGGTGAGTTCATCTGAGAGTTTTCCGTTTACAGTTGGAACACTGACTAACACGGAAATTCTTGATAATATTATTATCACTACAAAAGCGCCTTGCAATATCAACAATGTTGCATATGAAATCGGCTCCGTTTTAAATCTGCAATCAACTGCGAATGTGACAGTAACAAATACTGGTTCACAGATTACAATAACTTTTCCCGGAGCAATCAACGCGGCTACAAACATTCGCGTCCACTGTAAGGTACAAGTTGCGGGTGCAAATAAGGTAACTAAGGAACTTAAAGAAAGTGCAGTAGTTGTTCTAGATACCAATGCAAGTAGCAATACTACCGGCACATATAATCTTGGTGCGTCCGATGGTTACAAACTTCGCTCGGTCAAGATTGGCGATTTCGATGAGGAAGCGGCAGATATTCAGACAAGCGGAACAGATGTAACTTCACTGTTCAATTTCGATACTGGACAACGAGATGGCTTCTACGCAAACGCCAGAATTGTTAAAAAACCAGGCGCAAGTCTTACACTAACTGACAAAAAGTTGGTTGTGACATTTGACTATTTTAGTCATGGCGGTAATCCATCGACAGTATACAACTTCTACACCGTCGATTCATATCCCGTTGACGATGAGACTACCCCAGCCGGTAAAATTCGCACGGAAGAAATTCCCATTTACACCTCTACAACTTCCGGTGTAACATATGACCTTCGCGATACGTTGGACTTCCGTCCTCGCTGGGACGATACAATTACATATAAAACGAATCCAGCCGATGCTCCAGTTAATCCTACGGTAGGTTCTTCACCGAGTGGGCCCTCTGGATTAGCTATCATAACACCTTTCCCGACAGAACAATTTACTACAGATATTGAATATTATCTGGGACGTAAAGATAGAATTGTCATGGATGATGAAGGCGTATTCTCTTCTGTATATGGCGTTTCCTCGCTATCTCCGATTGAACCAGTAGAGCCAGAAAATGCTCTGTCCATTGCGATTGTAGATATTCCTCCATACCCTTCACTGGCACCTAGTGTTGCTAAGTCTGTTGGTAGAACCGATTATGGCGTTAAGTATAAATCGATTGATAATCGTCGCTATACAATGCGCGATATCGGTCAACTGGAACAGCGACTAAATCGCCTTGAATATTATACTTCTCTAAATCTACTGGAAAAATCTGCCAGTGATTTGAGCATCACTGATACAAATGGTCTAGACCGCTTTAAAAATG